GTTTTTTTGTTTTGAATTTGTCCTTTTTTTATAACGAAAAAAATTGTATCTTTGCAGTATAATTAAAAATCAGCCAATTATGGATTGCAACCAGCGACACAAAGCAACAATAGAGTTGCTAAATGCAAGAAGGCCTAACGACAAGGGCGATTACTTCAATGAGGATGTTCTATTGTATAAACTCAAGCATCCAAGAAAGCCATTGGTTAAAGACATTGCGAGAGAATTGAAGAAGCCATCAGCAGCAAGGCAGGGTGTTCATTCAAGAGTTATTGCCCAATTGATTGAGACTCCAGGAAAGAGTATGGAGGAAAACATCAAAGCAATAATTGAAAATAGGCAGGCTCTTTCCTGTTCAGGAATGAATGTGCAAAAAATAACAGAGAGCGATGATCTGGAAAAGATTTCAAAGGCCGCTCAAAAAGAGGTTAAGGAGGGAAAAGAAAGGGATAAGGAGGGGTTAAAATTTTTCAAGTTACAGAAAGAGGCTGAATTTCCACACATCCCCTGGAAAATGATAGGTAGTGATGGCATCGATCTTTGCATTGAACTATACAATGCTCGAATTGCCACATTCAAAGCAATGCAGTCAATAGATCTTACAGCAACCCCAGAGAGAGCAGATGAAATGATTGAGTTGGATAAACTCAATAAGTCTGCTCATGATGAACTCATTGCATACAATGGAACAGGAAAGTTTTTGTATATACATCCACTAACATTACTGCATAGACAGAAGAAACAGATGTTGAGAGAGTTTACCAAGCTCTACAAAGAAGATATGACTGAATTTACCCATAAATATGGTGTCTGTGAACAAAATATATCTCGCATCAAATCAAACCTAAAGCATGAAGGATTAGACCCAAAGAAACGAGAGGCATTAAAGGTTAATCTTGCAAGGGCTGAAATGAGAAAAGAGATAATGGATAGTATAATGAAATATGGAGCAGAATGAAACCAGGTCCAGTATCAATGTTAGACAGGGTGAAGCAACTGTCAACAGAAACCTTAGATAAATACTTAGAGACTCGCGATGCAAACGCGGCTGCCATACCTGCTGAATTAGCCGAATATATCGATTGGATTAATATTGCAGCAAATTTCAGCAGAGATAATTTCGACAGGAGAAGTGTTGCAATACAGCTACAGGAGCATATTGAAAAGGTATTAGGCAAGCCAATGAGCATTAACAGAGCGCAAAGAATTGTTGATGATTCTATCGCCTTGCTACATACAGACTGTCATATCACAGCTGTTGAGTGGAACGCTCTCTATGCTGACAGAATGGATCAGTTGGCGGAACTGAACAAAAGTACAAACAACATGCGCGAGGCAAGGCGATGTACAGAATCTGCACTGAGGTATCATGTTGCAGCATCCGACAATTCTGTGGACCCTGCATTAACCGATTTCAAGCACCAATTGATTTCCCCTGATGTAAAGATGGAACGAATGGGCGGCAGGGAATTGACAGCAGGTGAGATTAAAGGTATGCTTGAGCAGTATGGATTGACTGACAAAGAAGGCCAGCGCATATTGGATGAGGCTATGCTTGAATTAGGCATTGTTGAGGATGTTGAGTTTGAAGAGGTGAGTGAAGAAACCAAATAATAGATATATAAGAAGCAATTAACCCATAATCTATGTCAAAGGAAACACCAATACGAACAATTAAGGCTAATAGCATTTTTCGGGAAAACTACTATTCCGTTATACAAACAAAAGCAAAATTGTTAGATCCAACATTTCTTTGGTGCGAGCTGGGGCGCGGTTCTGGTAAGACTACTCATATTATGGGCCCGCGACTCGATAGGGTGCAAAATGCCATGCCAGGATGTGTGATAATATTGGCGGCTGCAACATATAAATCAATTCTCGATAATATATTGCCAGGCTTGATGGAGTATTTCAATGCCAACTACAAAAAAGGGTATTATTTCGAGGTTGGCAAAAAACCTCCTGTTCACTTTGCGGAATGTAAGACATTTATAGAAGATTGGAAACATACGATTTCATTTGTGAGCGGTTCGGTTGTGCAATTTGTATCATGCGACAGACCTGAGAGTGTATTGGGAAAGAATGCAGCACATTTGTTTGCTGATGAGTTGGTGAGGATACCAGAAGATTTTTTCTATCACAATATCATGCCTGCTTTGCGTTCTGACAGAAGCCTATTTGGAGGCAGTCATTATTTTATGGGTATCACTGCAACAAGTTCAACACCAAACATTGAATTTGAGGAAAGTTGGTGGCAAAAGATGAAAGATATTAAGGAGGATAAGAAAAAGCACGATGCAAGGGAGTTGATCATAATGAATCTGGCCATTAAATTAGACCGTCATTTTGCTGCCATGAAGGATGCAGAAACGAGGTTTGATGTAAAAAAAGCAGAGTATCATAGAAGATGGATTGAAAGGAATAGACCATTATTAAATAGCCTTAGAAATGGTACTACATGCTACCTTCATGCCTCATCGCTCTCAAACATCAAGATTCTTGGTCTTGATTATGTCAAAAATCAACTTGAAAATATCAAAGATAAAACAACTGTCAATACAGCAATCTTTGCAATTACCCAAGATGAGGTCAAAGATAGATTCTTTGCCAAGTTTGAAAAACGCCATATCAACACTGACTCATACCAGTACAAGCGCATTGACAGCCTCAGTTTTGGAGATGAGATAAACGTATCTTCTGATGATATGAGACATTGTGATCCAATGAAGCCTTTGCTTGTTGGATACGACCCAGGCCCATTTTCCTCAATGGTTGTTTCCCAGGAAAACGAATATGATCAATGTTTTTGGTGTCTAAAGAATTTTTGGGCAATTTCACCAGAACAGCAGACGGCATTGGCAAAGCGTTTCGACAAGTTTTTCCACAATCACAGAAACAAGATGATCCTGCTTTATTACGATAGGGCAGCGAATCAGCATAACCCACAGTGGAAAAGAGGCAGAATTGATGTTGAAGGCTCAAAGATAGAGACTGACGCTCAGTTGCTGAAACGAGCATTGCAGGCTATGGGATGGAGCGTTAGACTAATGAGCGAGCAGCAGGGAGTAATTTACCATTCACAGCACTTCAAGTTGTTGAATATCTTATTTAGCAAAGAAAACGAGAAGAAGCTGAAAATACGCATAGATGCCAATGAATGCCAGGAATTAATTAGTTCAATAAAACATTCCCCACTTAAACGATACGAGGGAGAGGTGCAACTCGACAAGAGTTCTGAGCGACTGACCTACGAGGAGCAGATTATGAACTCCACACAGATAGCGACAGCGTTTATGTACCTACTATGGGGTAAGTACAGTAAATATCTCGTAACATCATCCTCGATGGCGATTTTGTAAGTGTCCTTTTTAGATTGAATAATAATGATTATCTTTGCAGTATGATTGAGACAGTAGGTGAGATGGAGGGCTGGGATGCTATACGAGAAGCAAAAAGGCGTGCAATAGAGGTTGGTGAGGATTTTGGCTTTGAGTTTGTATCAAAGAGTCATAAGGAATTGAGGATTGTTGAACATGCGCATATAAGACTCAGGGATACAGAATGCAAGGATGCTGAATTGAAATTCGCATTCTGGAACGATAAGATGGAGCCAAGAGTATGTTGGAGGAGGTTGATAACAAAAATGAGAATAGGGAAAAACTGGTATAAAATAGTTTGGAAAAAATGAGCAACAAGAAATCCAAAAAACAAGGTGCTGCATACGTCAGAGAAGAGGCAGACGATATAATCAGAGTTGACCGGAACAGTGGCATATATGTCAGCAAAAACGGTCACGAGATAATGACTTTCGAGGTTGAAGGAGCGGACTTTTTCAATAACGAAGAGAAAGAGGCCGTTGTTAATACTGATTTGGCATGTAGGCAGATCAAAAACTGTTGGGTGCCTAATTGGGGAGTTAATAACCACTATCCGGAAGAAGTAGCAAAACTTGTGCGACACAATAAACTATTGCCGTCAGTGCTGAGAAAGCAGATTGATTTCCTGTATGGTCACGGTCCTATACTCTACAAAGAGGAGTTTATTGATGGCAAACGAAGCAGAAATACAGTGTATGACGATGAGATTTTACGTTGGCTTGAGAACTGGGAAAGTGAGATTGGTGTAAACTGGAAAGAATATATCAGACGATTGATCACTGACTATTACTTTGTCAATACCTGTGTATCTCAGTGGATATTCAGCAATGCCAGGAAACTGAAAGAAGGTCAGAATGGTAATTGTATCATTGGACTCAAACATATACCAGCCGATATGTCAAGGCTCGGTACTCAAGCAAATCCAAATGGCAAAAGAATATTGGATGAGGATTGCAAGCAGGTTGTAGTTGGTGATTGGAGATTCGGAGTTAGAGAGGATTTTGAAATGCAAAATCGTTTTGATCCTAAACATCCTTATGCAAACGCAAAGGCGATATCATTCTATGCTGAGAAATCATTTGGCTGTACAGTCTATGCATACAATGAATGGTTTGATGGTCTGACTGAGTGGATAAAAGCATCCAATCTCACTCCAAAATACCTCAATAACTACCTCAAGACAGCCCTCAATGCTCATATTCACGTAAAGATACCTGCATCGTGGGTGAATAGCCAACGAGAGAGGCTGCAAGACCTTTGCCAACACAACCTTATGGTTGAGGCAGGCGGTCAGTTAACCGAGGAGTATAAAGGTGTGCGACTGGTTGACGAAAGAGGTGTTGCGTGCGCTTTTTCAGAGGATATGGTAACAGACCTCACACAAAACGAGATTCGCAAGATCACCAATATGATGAGTGGTGAGGGAAAGAACCAGGGAAAGGTTTATGCATCTATCTCAGACGGTCAGAACGAGTGGCAGTTTGAGCCAATGCCAACGAAGTTCAAGGAGTTTTTTGATGCCGTAATCAGTTACGATAAGAGGGCTGATCAAGTTGTTTTGGCAGGCATAGGTATAAGCAGCAGCATATCCAATGTGGAGAATGACGGTGTGCTTTCAAAGAGCGGCTCAGATGTATATTACAACTACGTAATATACCTCAATACCCTGGAATATCCTGAAAACATAATTTGCAAGGCAATAAATGAGGCTATTGCATTGAGATTTCCAAATAAGAAAATCAAAGTTGGATTTGATATCCGCATACCAGTTAAACAACAAGACACAACGCCAGCCGACAGAGTTGGTGCTGACTTAAACAAATAACAATATGAATATACCATTTTCAGAGTATAATTTCGCTCAGGACGCAAAACCTCTGCTCGGAGGTATAAATACTACTCTTGAGTATGAGAACGTGGAGAGCAGCCTGCAAAAGGCAGCAATGATGTTTGCAGACCATATCACCGAGACGGTATATGAAGCGATCAGGACAGGAACCATTACATCTGATGACAGCAAAAATACCGTCTTGGCTGATTTATTGAAGCGTGCATTGCTCCATTTCGGCATATATAACTCAATAGACTACCTGGCAGTGCATATTGGCAATGAAGGTATAACAACCTTCAAATCCGATGACCAAACAACAGCCTACAAATATCAGACAGACGAACTCAAGGCTCGACTGCTTAATGATGGCTGGTACTGGATGGGAAAACTGATTGACCGACTCAATGAGTATAATCCTGCATCATGGCAGGCAGCCACTAAGAAAAATGGCATTGCGGATCTACCAATAACAGCACTTGATATGGAGCGTTATGTTGGCGTTTCGTCTGTTGTGTTCATCTATTTTGCAGCATCCATTATCCGAGAAGTGTATGATGGCAGCGTGAGAGCGAGAGGTGCAGCACTGACCAACGAGAAAGTCAAAGAGGCACTGTGCAATGAGGTTATGGGCAAGGCAATAAAGCGACTGCCTTACAATATGCTGCCAGACAGTGTGCGACTCGACATAAACAACGAGCAGACCAAGAGCAACCAGGAAAGCCCTGAAAACAACATCCGAGAGCGTATGGGTACTGTTTATCTCAATCGTGCTGCTGACATGTGGACTGTCATAGATAAGACTGTCAGCGTTGCACCTGCTGCTACGTACAAGCCTCAGAAGCCAAAACAGAATGATAAATTCGTATTGGGATGAAACTGCTTGAAATAAACGAAGGACAAAAGATTGAACTGCCAACTGATTGGCTGGAATTTGGCGAGAGAGACCGTTTCAGGCTGATGGCTTCATTTATGAGCATGATGGATAAGCCAAATGAGATAAGGCCAATAATGGTGCAGAATGAAATGCTGAGGGTATTTACAGGTTATAGACCAAATCTGATACATCACCAAAAAGAGGTGCAGGAGCAGATACAGTATAACCTTGCATTGATAGCCAAGAATCTTGATTTTGCTTTCAGTATTGACAAAGATTGGACCGTAACACCAAAGGTGGATTGTTTTGGCGATAATCCTTTTCCTGGTGTTTTTGGATCTAAAGTGAAGGGAATGTTTTTCAACAAGAGAGAATTTACCGTCAGGACCAATATGACAGCGCGCCAATTTGTTAATATCTGTGATATATTGAGCCTAATGAAGATTGAGTGTGCTGATGTT